CCCTAACTTCACACAGGAAACAATGACAACCAGGACAGAGACCACACAAACTATTAACGAAACCATCAACTCGATGGACTATTCTACTGGATATACATATTCAGTAACGGGTACTAATGTTAAGACTACCAGCGGAAAGATTAACTTACCCACATCAAATACATCTAATACTATAGACGGAGTGACTTCGACATGGACTGGATTACAAGGATCAGAAACTTGGGTACAAGCAAATCCAGGAGCAGCATTTCAATTCACAGAATCATATCAAGGACCAGGATTACAGAACCAAACGATAATCCAAAGAGAGACTCTGGTAGAATCCGTCACAGAAACTACAAGTATCTTCTCGCAGTAGGTTTATTTGGACTACTATCGCCGTCTCAAGCATTGGCTAATACTGTGGGTGGTGTTAGCGCCACAGCTAATCCTGTTGCTAACTCTTCAGGTAGTGTTACTAACCAGGCAATACAAGTTTTACAGGGGCCGTACATCACAAACACTTACGGCGGTGGGATCCAGTGTCAGGGACCTACGCTAAACTTCACTCCTTATGTAACTGGTAGTGTGTCTGCTGCTAGACCTTATGAACCATACTATAATGACCCTGTATATGATGTTAGTGATCTGAATGAGGATGGTGTGTTAGATAATCCCGGTGATATTATTTTTAGTAAAAGAACTAGAACAGGGCAGAAAGATAACTATAGTCTAGGTGTTGGATTCTCCGCTACATGGTCCAAACCATTAGACAAAAAACTACAAGAACAATGTAAACAAGCAGCAGCAACACAGATTGCTTTACAGCAACAACTGACTGCTAATAAGAGATTAGATTTTGAACTGGCAAGACTTAAGACCTGTGGAAATCTAATGAAAGAAGGGATTATGTTTACCCCTGGCACAGAGATGGCAAAGTTATGTGCTGATGTGACAGTAATGAATAAGAATGCTATTGCTCCACACCGTCATTCTATTCCTACTTCCTCAAGTCCCGCTGCAACTGGCGTCTCTCAGCAACAGACAAGACCTCAACCTTAACACCCATCTTATCTTTTGCTTTTTTAATTATTTTCTTAACTGCTGGTTTGATAAGTTTTAATAGCAGCTCTGCTAATGGCTTACCAAACACTGCTGCTGTTGCTGCTGCTACGGCAATGGTAACTGTTGTTGATACTTCTTCTGCTGACGGTAGATACTTCTCTACAAATGTTGGTTCTTCTACTAACTCTACCGTCTCTGTTTCTTCCTCTTCTTCTACTGTGACGATAGGAGCATCAGGTGTTGGACCTCTTAAAGGGGTCTCTGGTAGTGTTGGGGGTTCTGGTGTATCACCCTCATAAGAAGGAATAGGTTCTGGTGGACCAGTCATCACCATCTCATCAGGATCATAATCCATAGGATTAAATGATGGCACATTGGCATCACATATCACCCTGTTTCCGTTGGGGTCATTATCAACCCCAGGACCATTTGGATTGTATTCTACACACCCCGGCACATTAACAATAGGAGTTCCTATAGTAACAGTAACCGGTGGTGATACATCAGTAATGACTGGTTCAGGAAGACCAGTAAAGATACTTCTGACTGGAGGAATACCAATCTCCCGAATAGGTTCAACTTTCACATCACGAATATCAGGCATCAGTCTTTAAAGATGTTAGCGACGGCAGTAAACAGATGAAAGAAAATCACATACAAGAAAAACTTGTCTTGATTATCATTTTTTCTTTTTGCAGGTACTGATCTAGCCATAGTCTAGATATAAAACTTCATTACTATTTAACAACTCTCACCGTTCTGTCAGAAAGGCAACACACCACCAGTTGATTTGGGTAGTTCTGCTGGTGCTGGAATCTCTGGCATAGCAGCATCTACCATACCAGGAAGTGCCTCTGTGATTGCTTCTGTGATTGCTTCAGTTGCTTTTGCTCTGGCATCTTCGATGAGAGCATCTTTGTTGACATAAAGATATGCTCCACCACCTAGAACTGATAGTGATACCAGTCCAGATAGTAGAGCAATAACGTTAACTAGATTTTGCATCGTCGTCATCCTCTTTCTTTTTCTTTTTATCCTTACTAGGAAGAACCCCAAAAGTAGCTAACGTCCCAGTAAAGACGCTGGCGATGAAAGTCGGATCGATTTTATCCTGCTTGGGGAATACAGGAATGGTTACATAGTTTAAGGTTAATATACTGGCTGCCCATAACAAAATAATTAGACGAACTACCGCTGATAGTCCTTCATCCCACCACTGATAGCCATCGTGGTCTTTCTTTTCCATTATGGAGCGTATAAACTTACCCATAGCTATTTAGTAATATACCCGTTCTTCACCAACCACTTACGGGTGAGTGGTGTAGGTTTGTAAACTTCCCACATAGGTGTGTCTGAAGCACAGGCATGTAGGGCATTCATTGTCATATTTTCTGTATGTCCCGCCCAAAATGCTTCTTTCTCCCAAGGCCATGCTTCTTTAGGATAGGTATCCTCCACAACTTTCTGCCAATACTTTGGTACATTTTCTTCAGGTTGAATGATAGCAACCATACTGTTATCAATGGTGCCTGCCATACAATCTTGAGCGGCATGATAACCTTCATGTCTCATCACCGCCATCAAAGCACTGGGACGACCCATAAATGCTTTGTTGAGGAAAAATCTATTGTGTTTAGAATGATATAGTCCTCTGGCACCTACAGCAAAATACCTTTGGTCTGCTAAAAACACGTCAATTCCGATCTGATTGAGATAAACGAGCATGGAGTTGAACTCGTTAGCAACATAAGTAAAACGCTCAGGATTATCATACTCAGTAGACACATCAAGTAAACTGAAGACTTGTTTGACATCCTCCACACACTCCCTGAGAATCATACACCCAGTAGCAGATAGTGAAAATGGTTTTACTTCTGGGTCTTTTGCTAATGCTGGTGTAGCAAGTGTAAGTGCTGCTGCTACACTAAGAATTTTTTTGATCATAGTTTAATATCCAATATACTACATATCCTACGCCAATCAAAAGCAAAATTATACTGATGATTATGCTCCAAGTTGGGTCATTAATATCATTCAGTGGTTTCAGTATCAGATTCATGACGAGAGAATGGTTCCCAATGTTCCCATCCATATTTATGTACCGCCCACATACCTAAAATTGGTACAAAAACAAGGGCGAAGGACATAAATCCTAGCGCCCATGTGTTCTCCATTGTGTGCCTGACAAATAGTTGAACGTGTGTCATGCTGGATAGTCCCATTGAGTAATTCTATCTGTCTTATGTTGTGGACCCCATCCACCAACATAGATGTAAGGAACTGTACGAATAGGACAAAGTTCTCCAGTACAAAGAAGGTCATCAACAATCCTCCAACTCTCCATTACTTCATCTGCGTGTACGAAATGGGATTGGTTTCCATTGATGGCATCGAATAGCAGTCGTTCGTATCCATCGATGGACCTATCAGATGGATAATCAACAGTAAGTGTTGCAAGTTCCAGACCATCATCCAGACCGGGAGACTTAATATCGACCCGAATATCGAGGTGGGGATTAGGTTGAATACGAATAACAATCCTATCATTTACCTCTCCCTCATATAGTTTTAGTGGTGGTGTTTTGAGTTTAATAACTACCTCTACACATTGGTATGGTAGTTTCTTACCAGTCAGGACGCGAAAAGGAACCCCCTCCCAGCGCCAGTTATCACAGTATAAAGTACCAGCAACGAAGGTAGGAGTGCCACTGTTAGGATCAACACCCTCTTCATCACGATAGCCGCTGTATTGTCCAAGGATTGTGTCCTCCCCTAAACGTGTGGCGGCAAGAACTTTAGTCTTCTCCCGCCTGATTTCTCTAGCATCCATTCTACATGGTGCTTCCATGGCAATCAAGGAATAAACCTGTAGAATATGGTTCTGTAGCATATCACGAACGGCACCAGCAGTCTCATAGTATTGACTGCGACCTTCACAACCGATAGTTTCGGTAGCAAAGATTTGTACTTCATCTATATATTGCCGGTTCCATAGTGGTTCAAGCAAAATGTTACTAAACCGTGTAGCAAGAATGTTATCGACAGTATCTTTACCAAGATAATGGTCAATACGATATACTTGTTTCTCGCGTAGATGTCTAGCAACCAAAGTTGATAGATTATCAGCAGATTTATAATCGTGCCCAAAAGGTTTCTCGATAACCACTCTGGAGTGGTCCGGGTCGTCGAGTTTTCCTGCTTGTTTGAGATTGGTGATGGCATTAGCATACCTCTCTGGTGGTACAGATAAGAAATAGGTATTATCATGTAGATAATCTGGAAGGTGAGATAGTGTATCTACATTATCCAGGTCAGCGGAAATGTAATCTAAATGATATAGAAATTCATCAGGATAATCACCAAGAGATTCTTTCCATTGTGCTGCTGTTGGTGCTCTTCTGGCACAACCAGTAATTAAGTAGTTCTCTGGAAGCAATCCTTTCTTCCAGAGATTATGCAATGCTGGAATAAGTTTCTTCTTGCAAAGATCTCCAGTGGCACCAAAAATAACGATGCCTGCGCTAGTGTGCTGTTCCATTTCCATCATATTTGTCTGATTCATAGTAGTTATTTTCACCCTTTCGTATCCCGAAATATATTGTGGATAGTACAAAAGGTATTGCGATCCATTTGAGTGCTTCACCTAACATCATGACCACCAAACATTGCTCTCATTCCATTCAATACTTTGTTGGCAAATCGTCCAAGTCTTCTGCTTTCAAATCTTGAGTATAATGCACTGCTAATGACAGGAGCGGGTACACCAAGATCCACAGCAGCGTGAACCGTCCAACGACCCTCACCACTATCGCTAACTCCCCCATCGAACTTGCTAAGCTCTCTATCGCGCCGTAAAACATCAGCGGTAAGATCAAGTAACCAAGACCCAACCACAGAACCACGACGCCATAACTCAGCAACTTTAGCAACGTTAATGTCGTAGCAATAGTCTGCTGGGTTATCCATTGGAGCGACTTCAGCATCTCCTTCTTTGACATATTGTGCTCCGGCATTTGCTTGCTCCAAGATATTAAATCCTTCAGCATATGCTTGCATGATGCCATACTCAATGCCGTTATGAACCATCTTCACAAAGTGACCTGCTCCAGGACCCCCACAATACATCCAACCGTACTCTTCAGGATACCAAGTGAAGTTGTCTCTGTCACTGGTCCTAGGGGCAGCAGAGATGCCTGGTGAGAGGGCGTCAAAGATAGGACGGCAGACGGATACTGCAGTATCTGCACCACCAACCATAAGACAGTATCCACGCTCCAGACCGTAAACACCACCACTAGTACCACAGTCAAGATATTGGATGCCCAGTTTAGACAACCTTTCTGCCCTGCGTCTAGAGTCTTTAAAATTGGA